AAGAGATAATGCACCAACTATATCACAAGGGGCTAGCCCTAACGTATTGTCACCTGCAGTACTTCAGGCAACCATTCAAGTCTTAGCGGCTTTGGGGGATGGTGGAGCCGAAAATACAATATTGAGCAAGGTGGGGAAGATCAAATAATGGCACTTGATGCAAGCAAATTGGAAAATGCACTTAAGTCTGCATTAAAGTCTGCGCTGGATGCAGAACAAGGTGCAGCACCCGACGAAGGTGACGGACATCGTCAAAAGTTTTGTAATGCAGTTGCAAAAGCTGTTGCAAAAGAAGTGGTCGACCATATTATAAAAAATATGGAAGTTACAGGAATTAAAATAATGGTTGACCCGGGTTCTTATGCTAAAAGTGTAACAGGAGGTGTAGGGGTACCCGCAATAGTCATACCTAATCCTCCAACCATGCATGATCAAATTAACAACGGTACGGGGTTGATAAAATAATGGCACTCAATAAAGGTGAACTACATTCGAGCTTAAAGTCATCTTTAAAGTCTGAGCTTGACTCTGCACTAGGTGCTGCTCCAGATGAAGGTGACGGTCATCGTCAAAAATTCTGTAATGCTTTTGCCAAAGCACTATCAGAAGAAATTATAAAGCATATTTTAGAAGATTTAGAGATTGTAGGGGTCGAGGTTCAAGTACCTCCTGCTACCTATTTGAATAGTGCAGTTGGTGGTGCTGGAGCAACTGGGACAGTTCCCGGAACACCGATTATAGGAATTCCGCAATCAGCTCCTTTGAATTTTGGTCAAGAGCCTTCGCAAAAAATTGACGGAAGAGGATTGATCAAGTAGTTGTAGAGATCAACTCTATTACACGTACACTTTGTTCGATGTATACTTACTCCTTGCAGGGAGTGTTTTATGTCAACCACGAACAATAGAAAAATTTATGACTTTAAAAGCGTAGGTGAGTTAGAAGTTGACAATAACTCAAATAGCAAAACCACTACAGTCAAAACACCTATCGGTATATCAACTCCAGTACAATTAGGTAATAATTCCCTTCTAAAAATGCACACAAATCAATTGTCTGTGATCAAAGACAATTTCAAAAATATGATACTTACTAATCATGGTGGTAGATTAGGATTTTTTGATTTTGGAGCCAACTTAGAAGAACTTACTTTTGAGTTAGGATCTGAAGATGGAGATCAAGAGGCAACAAGAAGAATTGCATCGGCAACTTCAAAATATATGCCTTACATTAACTTAGAGACATTTGAACCTTTTGTTGAAAAGTTTGACAATCAACACACAGGAAAAGTAGGCATAAGAATAACTTATACAGTACCTGCTATATCAACTGACAGGCAGATGCTAGAAGTTCTATTGTACGTTTCAGGATAACAAATATGGCAATTGACATACAGAAAAAAATAAAGAAACAAAAGACTAGAAATTTTATTGCAAAGGATTTTGACTCTTTACGCAATGAGTTGTTGACTTATGCAAGAGTTTATTTTCCGGAAAAGATTCAAGACTTTTCTGAAGCAAGTCTTGGTGGTTTGTTTCTGGATATGGCAGCTATGGTTGGTGATACGATGTCGTATTATCTAGATCACCAATTTAATGAGCTCAATCCGCTTACAGCAATTGAAAGTTCTAATGTTGTACGTCATGTAAGAGAAGCTGGGGTAAAGATAGTTGGAGCTAGCCCTGCTTCTGTTATGGTTAGATTTTATTTGGACATACCTGCTGAATTAGACACCATAACAAAAGAATATATTCCTGCAAAGTCAGCATTACCTCAAATATTAGAAGGAACAGTCTTAAAAGCAAATTCAGGCATTACCTTTAACTTAGCAGAAGATATTGACTTTGCTGAGACAAATTCAAAAGGTCAATTGACATGTAGATACTCTGTTCATGAGAAAAATGGAGATGGGTCACCTGCTTCTTTTATTGTTTCGAAAGAAGGTTTATGTATATCAGGAACAGAAATAGATGAAAGTTTTAAGATAGGAACTGCACATAAGCCATTTAGAGAAATTGTATTAACAAACCCACACGTATCAGAAATCATGAGTGTAACTGATACGTCCTTAAATAATTACTACCAAGTTGAAGCTCTTTCACAAGACACTGTATTTAAAGCCGTTCTAAACGTAGGATCAGATAAAAAACTGGTCACTAGCAACTTAGAGGTTGTTCCTGCACCTTATAGATTTGTTTCACGATTAGATCCGAGATCAAAAATTACTGTAATAAGATTTGGGTCAGGAGACTCTGATACTTTTGATGACGATATTCTTCCTGATCCTAGTAAGTTGGCATTGCCTTTGTACGGCAAAAAAACTTTTTCCAGATTTTCAATTGATCCTAGTTCACTTTTAAAAACCAGAACTTTAGGTGTTGCCCCCAAGAATACTACGATAACAGTTCGTTATAGATACGGCGGAGGATTAGATCACAATGTACCTGCAGGATCTATCCGTTTTGTCGAAAGTCTTAAAATGGAATTTAAAAATAATCCAAGTACTGCCGATGCACAGCTGGTAAGGCAATCTATTGATGTTAAAAATGCTTTTCCTGCACGAGGTGGATCATATGCACCAACTTTGGACGAATTAAGGAATCACGTTCCTACTAGCAGGCAAATGCAGTCAAGAATAGTGACAAAACAAGACTTGCTATCTAGAATTTACACAATTCCAAGCCAGTTTGGACGAGTTTTTAGGGCAGGAATAAGCCAGAGCGAAGTCAATCCTTTAGCAACTAACGTCTATATTGTATCAAAGGACGAGGATGGAAGGTTATCGACAAGCCCTGATGCACTTAAAAACAATTTGTCCACGTACCTAAACGAATTCAGAATTATATCTGACGCTATGGATATTTTAGACGGTAGAATTATCAATTTCAAGGTTGTGTTCGGAATACTGGTTGCTCCAAATGTCAGCAAGCCTAAGATTGTTCAGCAAGTTATTAGCCGACTTTCTGACATATTGGAGGTTAGCAATTTTCAAATAGATCAACCTATAGTTTTGGACGATATCGTCAACATCATTATTAACACAAGAGGCGTGGTTTCACTTTTAAATTTAGAAGTCAAACCTGTAATCGGAATTATTGATGGTAGAAGGTATGCTACCAATTCTTTTAGTTTTGACAATGCAACAAAAGACAGAATGATCATAGGACCACAAGGTTCTATTTTTGAACTAAGATATCCACAATTTGACATTGTAGGTTCGGCTAAGTAGGAGATAATATGTACTTGATAGTAACTGCCAGTAGTGATGCCTACATTCAAAACAAAATTATTGGCAACAAGTTTAGAACTTCAGATGCGAATACAGGACGTGCAGGAACATTAGATCTTTTTAAACTTTATGGAGAGTCTGTACTTCCTGAAGACGAAACCGTTCCTGGAACTTATGCACTAGACGTGGATTCTAACGGAACGCCAGAGACAGCTATAGAGCTGTCCAGGATCCTTATTAAGTTTGACTATGATAAACTACAAGAACAGACAAACAAGACGCTAGACATCAATTCTGATAACTTTAAAGCATATCTTTCTTTAAAGTCTGTGTCTGCAGGACAGTTTACCCCAAAAGATTTTACAGTTGATGTAGTTCCTTTGGCACAGAAGTTTGATGAAGGAATTGGAAAAGATGTAATTTCGTTTCAAGATTTAGATGCATGCAATTTTGTAACTGCTTCTCATGACGGCGCAGTTGTAAATGCGTGGAATGCTATAGGCGCTGGTCAACTTGGTGTTTTGGGGGCAGAAAATTTAGATGCTTTCAATAGAGCAGATTTTGGCGCAGGTGAAGTAAGTGTTGTTGCTTCACAAAATTTTAAAGAAGGTGGAGAAGATCTCAATATTGATGTTACACATCTTGTTTCTGCATCATTAGCAGGTCAGCTTGATAATCATGGCTTTAGAATTTCTTTTAATCCAACACAAGAGACAGATTCAAAAACAAGATTTGTAAAAAGATTTTCTTCTCGTCATGCTAGTGATCCTTATGCTAGACCTTCGCTAAATGTAGTCTGGGACGATACCATCTTGGACAACAGTGAAAACTCTTTGTTTGACTATGAAAATACACTTTACTTTCAAAACTACGTAAGAGGAAGTGAAGCTAATCTCAAGATTGGAGCAACAACCTACAGCGGAGATGACTGCTTTCGTTTAGTTCTTTCAAACGGTCTCTTTGCAGTTACCGCTAGTGCTTCCTCTGTAAGTGACAACACCACGAATACAGCACGTCCCGGTCTATATAAAGCATCATTTACGGTAAACTCTAATGACAATTCTTCTATTAGAACCGGAGATAAAGTTTCTGACTTTGCTATAAAAAGCGGTTCGTTAGATTTAACCACAGAATGGCAACTTAACGATGGATCACTTACTTTCTTTACAGGAAGTATTACACTCAAAAATTCTGATAGAGGACACGCAGACTTTACTTCTAGAGACCCGGATTTGACTGTTCTTAATTTAAGAAATGAATACAAAAAGTCTGATACAGCAAGAATTAGAGTTTTTGGAAGGGACATTACGACCGAATTTAAGGAAAAGTATGGAACAATTCCACAAAGAAGAAAGTCTGTAATTTATGATGAAGTATATTTTGGAGTTGTCGACAACCTTTCAGGTGACGTTGCGATTCCTATAAATCAGGCACAAAATGGTACTCGATTATCAACAGATTCACAAGGTATGTTTTTTGATCTGGACATGGATAATCTGGTTGCTGGAAGAAATTATCACTTTATGTTTTCTATATCTGAAAGAGGAACAGAAACAATTGTGACCCAAAAAGAAGTTAGTTTTAGAGTAGTTTAAGATGGCTAGAACCAAGACCGGTTTGTTTACAGCTAGTAGAATTCAGTCAATGACTGATAATCGTGCATCAATTGTAGGAGTAACTGCTAGTA